GTTTTCTTCTGCCATGTAGTTGTCAATGCTACAAGTTGAGTTCCTATCCCATCTACAGTAGCTGATGGAGTGCCACCAGTACCAAAAGATTGAGCAAGCTTTATTGCTATATTCTTATTGCTATCTGCTTTAGCCCAAAATGAAATAGTTACTGTCTTACCAGCTAGTTTAGTTACGTTTTCAACATACTGTAGTTTAATAACATAATTACTTACACCTACTACACTAGACACTACTGTTCTACTGAACTTACTAGCACTAAATAAAGCTCTTTCAGTATCTGTTGCATTAACCATTGAATGTGTTTTAGTGGAGCCTACATTTAAGTTAGCCCACCTATCATCACTACCATATCCACTACTCGTCTGACTTGTACCATATTGCCACATATCAAAGTTACCATTGATTAAGTAGTTTTTGCGTTGTCCTGTGGAGACTTGTCTACCATCTACTACTGGTGGTGAGGTGAAGGTTTTAATCCCTGCTATGGTTTCATCGCCAGGGTCAAAAGTAACCGAATCCCAATATGCCGCAGTTCCATCAGTTCTTAAATAATGTCCTGTATGACCAGTTTGTGATGGGAGTAAACCAGCAGCTCCCATAATTGCATCTATTTCTGTTTCAGTATAATATCTATCATCCCAATTAACTTTTCCGGGCTCTGTAAATTCCACTAGGAGAGCCCCAGTGACCTGCTGTTGCCTGATAACAACTGCACATGCCTGATACATCCCTGAGGTAGGTTTAGTTGCTGTTAAGCCTCCTAACCCATTATTATATAAAATGGTATTAACTGCGTATGTTCCTGTATCTAGCCCAGAAATTACACCGGTGTTTATTGCTAATCCGTAAGACCCACTAGTGATGGCTGCTTCAGTAATTCCTATTGCAACATCAGATGCAGAGGAGCAAGGAGCAACCCTAATAGATTCTTCACCAGTTTCATAACTAATAGCCTTTACTAATACACCTTTTGCAATTGTACTTCCTGTTTGGTTTTTTACTTTATAATGAACGTGGTCAGCCCCCACAATGTTTGTTATATCATCAAGAGTCTTATTAGTGAAAGTGGCAACTGCTGATGATGTAACTATTCCGGATGCAACTGTGTCCACATACTCCTTAGTAGCTGCATGTAAGTTTGCTGTTGGGTTTGCATGTAAAGTTAAAAATCCCGTTAAAGTACCACCAGCTTTTGCTAAAAAGGTACTTGCAGCTTCTGTACGGGAGTATAGCTTTTCTAAGTTTGAATTTATTATTAAACGCCAAGCAGTTGCACCTACCTCAAGCGTTTCTAGTCCATTTGATAAAAGTCCCATTAATTTCTCCTAGTTTCTTATTTAATAATCGTTCTACACTATAAAGTCAGCTGCTACTACAACTTTAGTAACTTTAGGGGACTTATAAATACCTACCTGAGTTTCAACAGACCAAGTGCCTACTTTTGAGATTGGATAATTCGTATAAACAGTTAATTGCATAGGTTGTATAGATTCCTCTAAGATACCATTGTAATATATATTGTACTGCCCCTCAAATAATCCTTCATCAGTACCAGATACAATAGTATCACAGTTTCTATAATTTGCCCCCCTTAACCTTACGCATGGAGTAAAAGTAAGAATCCCGGTCCCGGGAATACTAGGATTAGCTTTTACTGTAAGACTATTTGGTGCATATGGGGTTTCCACACTAAATGTATAAGTGTATGTTGTAGTTATTTCGGGAGATATATTAAATTGATTTTCTCCATAACAATGAATCGTTGGCATAAAAGTAGTAATAGGTAAAACTGGTACTGCATTTCCACTAGTTGGAGGAAACCAGAATGCTTCTCCAATGGCATGAGTAGTTTTTGTTTCTTGTATGGCTCTTATAATACCACTAAATTCAAACGTACCATTTCCTAAGTTGACTGCCTTTTTAAATCCAATAGCCTCTTCTCCCCAGTAGGCTACATATACCAATCGTTGTAGGTCAGCATCCGTACCATTAATTTCATAAAATGCTTCATCAGGGTCGGTAACAATTATTTTTAATGAATAATCTATTCCAGTATCTTGATTATCCAGTATATTTGTAACTACTCCGTATGTCCAAGGAGAAAAATGTGTTTTTCTTGAGGTTAATTCATACGCCCCCAAAGAGCTTAACATCGCTGTTGTTTTTGGATAAGTAGCTGCCACATGTACTGATTTTGTTGATGCATTCTCCGGCACTGTTTTAAATATTTTTATTCTTGAAGGTGCACTAGGTAAATTATAAAATGCGGGGGTTTCAAGAGGTAACGTATCTGCTACCTGTATAAAATCCCCACTACTAAATATATCCTCTATCGCTTCAATATTTATATAGGAATCTTTGTGGGAATCCCCTGTTATTTTAATAACCCTAAACACTATTCCCTCACCAAGAGTAAGTACTTCATCATAAAAATAGAAAACAGACCCAAGGGAATAATCAACTAAGTCCAGTGGGCTTATCCTGAAAGAAATACTAGCTGTTGGGTATGACATCTTTTTAAACATAGCACTAGTGACTGCAGATAGTGCCTCTTGAGTATTAATATATGTTAAATCTATATCAACATTTTTTACGTACCCAGCTATTTCTAGATTAGCGGAGTTTGTCATTGATAGTGTTGTAGCCTTGGGTGTATCGTTCCCAGAAATCATTGCGTATTTAAAAGTAAATGTATTAGGTAGGTCTACCCTAGTATTCCTAGTAAATACTATATTAGACGCAATATCTATACTAATATAAGGTAAATTCTCTCTATCATAATCATCTCGTAATAGTTTTAAAGTGTACTTTCCTATATTTTGATTAAAGTAGAAAACACTATCAATGTATCTTAAACATTCATTAATCCAATCAATACCCTTCTTAGAGGAGTTCATTACTAAATTAATACCTATTTTTTCTGTATGTAATACTCTAGCCGCATCCTCAAAAGAAGAAGCCTCTATTAAGGTAGGAGAAATTTTTAATAAGGTAGTTAAAATGTCGTAAATTATATAACTTGGGTTAGCCGTGGATATTGTAGTGCCCGATGAGGTTCCAAGTATCTCTTTATATAAATTGTAATCAACTAAATTGGAACATGAATCCATATTTATTCTTTTTCCAAGAATACCATAACTTGGGACTGTCCTTACATTATCCCCAATAAAACTTTGTGGAAAAATAATATAACAAACATTTTTATACGCAATAGATTTTCCCGTGGCTTGTGTTAATAATGCAGAAGCTGCAACCTGACTCCCAAGATAGAAGCCAATAGTGTTAGGTCCATTATCAGAGCCATAGGCTTCTGAATTAATACCTGTTTTTACTACAGCCGTTTGTTCATTTTCAGTAATGCCACCAGACCACACCTTAGTTTCTTGTAGATAAAATCCATTTATAGAATCTAATCTCTCAGCAAATGCGTATGCCATATTTAAAAAATATGCGTAACCGGCCAGCGTAGGTTGTGGTTCGCTACCTCCCCCTTTTCCTCCACCCATTACTTTTTACCCCCACTAGCTGCTTCTGGTGTAATCATAATTGCAGAGCTTCTTAATCCTGCATAATAAATACAATTACCCTTTAAGTACACAGTACCATAGGCCCTTGGAACAACCCTCATAGAACTATTATCAGGGTAAGAAAATTCCTCTAATCCTGAAGCAGTGTTACCCTGCTGTGTAACAGGTAAGGTAGGCATAAAAAGGTATACAACCACTAATAAAACAGCAGCAAATACTAATATCCATTCAAAAGGTGTCATATGGACTCCGAGGCTGGATTTTTTGCAGGAATAAAAGGAAATCCCCCAAAATTTATTAAATTATTAAAAATAGACTCACATGAAGATATTGATTTATTGCACCCCATTATAAGAGTTATAGTTCCTGAGGTAGAAAAAATTGGTTGGTCTATAGTAATAACATCACCAACCTGATTAGTTATATAAGACGTTTCTTTACCTGCAATTGATAAGTAACCCCCAATAAAGTTTTTTGGTATGGATGAAAGGCCCGGTAGGGTTATTATCTTTCTACTCGTAGAAATAGTATAAGTAGTAAAGGAGGAAGAAAAACTACTCTTATTTACACCACATTCAGGGGAGTATAACCCCAATGAGCAGGTATTTCCGTACGTCCTATAAGGAACTTCAGAATCTAAATAATCTTCTTTGCGTTTAAATGTTAGCTCGGACGTTTCTTTTTCTCTATCAAATATTATCTTTGTTAAGACCCCATTAAATAATAAAAACCCTGAAAAATAATCGTATATTTCAATAGAAAGTTCTGCTGACGGGGATGACATTACAAAAAACTTAACGGGGTCTGTAGATATATGAGCGGTAATTCTAACTTCGCTATTATTAATCTCTGTACTAATCTCACTTCTAATAATTGAGCTAGCGTGATATAAGTCAGCCCCAAATTGTAAGTCTTCTGAAGAGCTACAATAAAAATATGTATTACCAATAAAAGTAATTTTATATAAATCCAATTTAATCTCCTATTTAAGGTATACTAAATTATTATCGTCATATAACTCAATAAGGGGTAAGTTAACGGTACTATAGTCCAAATCATATAATTCAAATGCCATTACATCAGTATCCAATCTACATACATAAAGAAATTCTACGGCAGTGCCCATTTCTATAGGCACACTAAACTGTACATCTAAGGATAGTAATTCACATGGCCCTAAGGTCCTATCAAACACCCCAACAGAACTTATAACCTGTGCCCATATACCCTTAGAAGGAATATGCAGAACTCTTTTTAGAATAGACAAGCTCTCAGTAAAACTAGAACTTTTTATCTTAAGTTGGTTGGTTGTAACTCCAGCATCTTCTACTATTTGTATTTCACATTTATGTGTAGAAAATAAAAATGCTTTATATTTTCCCATAACTGCCCTAAACCACTGCCACAAGAGAAGTCTATCATACACATTATCTTGTTTTAATATTATTGAAAATTTTCGATAAGGTTTATGAGGGTCAGTTACATCCTGTTTTTGAAAATCCTCACCTAAAATAATATAATCTTTATTAACGTCCTCATTAATTTCATCATAAAGTGTAAAAGGAAATAATGATAAACCATATATGGGTAAATATTCCCTTTCTACTTCTCTAAATACGGGGTCACTAGCAGCCTTCCATCTTAAGGTAACAGAAGAAGAGCTGCCGGCTCCGAAAATATAAATAGTATATTTTTGTGGGCCCCCTAAGAGTTTTACTAAGTAAGCAGAATTATTTATATAGGAGGCTATAATTAACGTGTCCTCTATCCATACCTGTACCACGCACCCAGAAACTAGTATATTAACCTCGTACAAACCATAGGAAGGTGCATATATATCCCCAGTAACCTCTGCGAGGCAACTAGTTCCAGTATGTACAAAATCAACTAAAGAGATAGTAGAAGATTGACTATACCCATAAGACTCCAGCTTATTTCCAACTTTATATGTATTTACTAAGGTAGCAAAAGAAGAATCTGAAGTAGGGGAGCTTGCTCCCGTTGCATTATAAGACTTAACAAAAAAAGTATTCATATAATCTCCATCATAGTAACTTGCATAGTCTGGTCTGTTGCAATAGTATTTCTTAATGCCGTAGAGGTGCCAGGCTTACACTTTTTAGTTGGTAGTACTAATGTACCTGTTGGGGCAGATATTTGGTCAGCTATTACTAAGTATGTAGGGTTAACCTCTATAATTTTAGTATATAATATTTCTGAATTATTTAAAAGAATACCACAAAAATCCCCAATTTTAAAAATATTAAACTCTTGGTAGGTATCACAGAAAATATTAATATCACTTTCCAAGTCTTTTGTTAGCTTAGTGCTAAATGCCCAAACCGGATGAATTAGGGTTTTATTATATAGCCCCATATAAATATAATTTTGAGCTAATGTAGCTAATTGAGG